CACATGTAACCGAACATCACACATGACGACAACAGTGCGCGACCCGTCCGCCGCAGTGGAAGCGATGGCCGAGAACTGGCCGATCGTCGACGCACTGCTTGGCGGCACGCCTGCCATGCGCAAGGCGGGCAAGACATATCTACCGCAGTGGCCCGGCGAGACGAAAGAGGCATACGACGCTCGCTTGGCGACTGCAACGTTGTTCCCGGCGTTTCCTCGCACCGTCGAAGTGCTGGCAGGCAAGCCGTTCAGCAAGCCCGTCACGCTTACCGACGATGTGCCGGCGCGCATCAGGGAATGGTGCGACACGGACATCGATATGCAGGGGCGCAACCTGCATGCGTTCGCGGCTAGTCTGACCGAGGCGGCGCTGGCCCGCGGCATTGAGGGCATTTTGGTTGATAGCCCGCCGACAGTTAAAGGCGCAACGGCGGCCGACGAAAAGGTCGCCGGCATTCGCCCCTATTGGGTGCAAGTGCGCGCCGGCAACATTCTCGGCTGGCGATCACAGCGCATCAACGGCGCCGAAGTGTTCACGCAACTGCGGTTGCTTGAACAGGTCATCGAGGATGACGGCGAGTTCGGCGAGAAAGAGATTGAGCAGGTGCGCGTGCTGGTGCCTGGCGGATGGGCGACCTATCGCGAGCCTGAGAAGGTCGACGCGAACGGCAAAAAGGAATGGATTCTGCACGATCAGGGGACTACCGCCCTGCCTGTAATCCCGTTCGTGCCTGCATACGGTAAGCGCACTGGATTCATGACGGCTGTGCCGCCATTGCTTGAGCTCGCGCACATGAACGTCGAGCACTGGCAGAGCAAGAGCGATCAGCAGACGATCCTGCACGTCGCTCGCGTGCCGATCCTGTTCGGCAAGAACCTCGGCGAAACGACGGTGACAGTGGGCGCTGGCTCGCTGGTCAATGCCGATCACGAGCATTCTGATCTGAGGTACGTCGAGCACTCCGGCGCAGCAATCGAAGCCGGTCGTCTCTCGCTGCTCGATCTCGAAGACCGCATGCGCCAAGTCGGCGCAGAACTGCTCGTCATTAAGCCGGGCAAGACGACCGTCGCTCAGACGGTAGCGGAAAACGAAGCCGGCATGTGCGCGCTGCAACGCCTCGTCGAAGACGTGGAGGATGCGATCGACGCCGCACTGCAACTGACGGCGATGTTCATTGGCGAGAAGCGGGGCGGCAACATCCAGATCTTCAAGGATTTCGGCGTTGCGACGCTTGCAGAGGCTTCGATAGACCTGCTGCGCGACATGAATGTTGACGGCACGTTCTCCGATGAATCGCTGTTCAACGAAGCGAAACGCCGCGGCTACATCAGCCCCGAAACAACGTGGGATGACGAGAAGCTTCGCATCAAGCAGAACGCGATCAAGCCCGGCGCCGTCGCCATTTCTGACTGACGCCAAACACGAATCACAGCATCACGCGCCAGGTTAAGCCGGGCGTTTTCATTTCTGCGGCTAGGCCGCTGTTTCCAACCATTCCCAAGGGGAATTCATGTCGTATCTCCAACGCAAACTCTTTTCCCGTGTCTACCGCAACGAAGCTACCGAGGGTGGCGAAGCTGGCGGCGGCGGTGCGCCTGACGTGCAGAAGCTGATCGCTGATGCCGTGGCAAGCGCCGTATCCGGCCTGAAGGCCAAGAACGATGAACTGCTCGGCAAGCTCAAGAACAGCAGCGAGCAACTGAAGTCGTTCGAAGGCATCGATCCGGTCAAGACCCGCGAAATGATCGCGCGCTTCGAAAACGACGCAGAAGCGAAGTTGATCGCCGAAGGAAAAATGTCCGAGGTGATCGAGAAGCGCACCGAACGTCTGCGTGCGGACTACGAAAAGAAGCTTTCCGATGCGAGCGCACTCGCGCAGGCCCAAGCGGAGCGCGCCAAAGCGTTCCAAGGCCGCGTGCTCGATGACGCGCTGCGGGCTGCTGCCGCAAAGGCAGGGCTGCACCAATACGCCGTCGACGACGCGCTGTTGCGTGGCCGCTCGATGTTCTCGCTCGATGCGAACGGCGACGCCGTGCAGCTCGGGCCGGACGGCCAGCCGGTGCTCGGAAAGGATGGAAAAACCATCTTCTCGCCGATCGAGTGGCTCGACGGCATGAAGGAGACCGCGCCTCACTGGTTCCCCGCTACCGCATCGGGCGGCGGCGCACAGGGCGGTCGCGGCGCTGGTAACGGCGGCAAAACCCTCAACCGCGCAGCTTTTGACCAGCTTTCACCTGCGAAACAGATGGAAGCGATCAAGGGCGGCGTAACCATTTCTGACTGATACACATGGCAAATACGCTCACGAACCTGATTCCCGACCTGTACGAAGCGCTCGACGTCGTGTCGCGCGAACTGGTCGGCTTCATCCCCGCTGTCACGCTCGACGCTTCGGCTGCGCGCGCCTCGCTCAACGAAGTCATCCGCATTCCGGTCACGCCGGCATCGACCGCTTCCGACGTCACGCCGGGTCAGCTCCCGCCTGACGACGGCGATCAGTCGATCGGCAACACCCCGCTCGCGATCACCAAGTCGCGCGTCGTGCCGTTCCGCTGGTCCGGTGAAGAGCAGAAGGGCGTGAACAACGGCCCTGGCTACGCGAACATTCGGCGCGATCAGATCGCGCAAGCGTTCCGCACGCTGACCAACGAAATCGAGGCGAACGTCGCATCGCTCGCATCGACTGCATCGCGCGCATGGGGAACGGCCGGCACGGCGCCGTTCGCATCGGACCTCAGCGATCCGGCGCAAGTGCGCAAGATCCTGTCGGACAACGGCGCGGCACTCAGCGACCTGCAAATGGTCATCGACACGACCTCGGGCGCGAAGGTGCGTTCGCTGGCTCAGTTGACCAAGGCGAACGAAGCTGGCACGACCGACCTTCGATCGCAAGGCACGCTGCTTGACATTCATGGCTTCAAGCTGCGCGAGTCGGCTGGCGTTGGCATCCACACCGCGGGCACTGGCGCGAGCTACGTCACGAACGGCGCTCTTGCTGTCGGCGCAACGACCATCCCGGTTCAGACTGGCACCGGCACGATCGTCGCCGGCGATGTGATCTCGTTCGCTGGTGATAGCAACAAGTACGTCGTCGCAACGGCGCTGTCGGGCGGCAACGTCATCATCGCGGCGCCTGGTCTGCGCAAGGCTGTGGCATCGGGTACGGCTGTGACCGTCGCTGCCGCGTACACCGGCAACATGGCTTTCGCTCGCTCGGCAATCGTGCTCGCTACCCGCGCGCCGGCTGTCCCGGAAGAGGGCGACATGGCTGAAGACCGCGTGATGATCCAAGACGCGCGTTCGGGCCTCGCGTTTGAAGTCTCGATGTACAAGCTCTACAAGCGCGTCCGCTACGAAGTGGCGGTTGCGTATGGCTGGGCGAACATCAAGCCGGAACACACGGCGCTGTTGCTCGGCTAAGAGCGCTGAAACGGCCTGTCAAAGCGGCAAATCCGGCTGACAGGCCGTTTTTCATTGGAGAACGCATGGCACGACCAAAGAAAGAAGCAGAAACGCCGCAAAACGACGGCGAAATCTCATTCGTCACGATGACGCGCGACGCTGAGCTCTATCCCGAGCCGCACACCGCGCAAGTTCATCCAGACGAAGTGGAAAACTACCGCCCTGGCGGTTGGGAGATTGCATAAATGCTGACCGATCAACAGTTGGCCGACGTTCGGCGCTTCGCCGGGTATCCATTGTTGGGCGATACCGTTGCCGACGACTCGCGCGACTTTGCCTATGGCTGGGTTTCGCCGGGCACATGGATGACGCTGCAGCACCGGCTGACGAATCTGCGGCCGGAAGAGGAGACCACGCTGCTCACGGTCTATCTGACGCCGCTCTACTCGCTTGAGACGGCTATTTTCGGCGCTGCAGACAATCTCGACACCGATCAAGCGGCCGTCTGGAAGCGCAATGCGAACGAAGTCTCGGATCGATCGAAGCTTTTCGACCAATGGCGCCGACGCATGTGCTTTTTCATCGGCATTGCGCCTGGCCCGTCGCTCGGGAATGGTGGCGGCCAAGTAGTGCGAGGGTAATAGATGGACGGAGCAAAGCTTCAGGCGAAGGTCTTCTACGGCTTCAAGAAAAGCGCCCAATACATCGGCACCGCATACACGCAATATCGCCCCGTATCAGCCGATCTGACCGGCCTCGCGCCCATCTCGACGTCACTGCTCGCCAGCTTCAACGCTGAAGACATGACGTACAGCCGGCCGAACAAGTACGCCAAGCCGACTTGGTACGCGCTGGTCGACGGCACGCAGACGCAAGTCGGCGATTACCTGATCGGCGCGGCCGGAACGTTCTTCATCGCTGCGCAACAGCC